GTTATATAAGTAATGATTGTTTTTAGTACTTCTGCCTTAGCACAAGCTTTTAAAGTAATTCCACGCAAATACGAAGCGGAATTTACTATGTCAATAACAGATGATAGTACAAACATCACAGTATTTTATGATATAACAACAGGAACAACGATTGGTAATTTTTTAACTTTTAATCAAGCATTTAATCCTGTTTTAGTTGAAGGTCATTTTTACGATTTACGTTTTTTTACTGATTTTAATTTTTGGAATACAAATTATCAGCTTTGGGAAAATGATAATAGTTTGTGGAATGTAAACAGAACAACAGATGTAACATTGTTTAGGGATCGAATATTTTGTACAGATCAAACAATAAATCAAGCAGAAGATCAATACTATGATTTAAATTTGGATATTTACAAAACATTTAATGCAACCGATCAAAATCAATACAAAGTATTTTAAATATGAGAAAAAATATAAAAAGGGATAATAAAGGCAGGTTTTCAAAAAAACAATCACAATATAGTTTTGTAAACTTAGCAAGTTACACATCACCAGAAGTTATTGAAGTAAAAAATCAAGAATGGGTAAAATACGGAGCTGATAACAATTACTTTCAGTTTCTTATTGACCGATACAACGGATCCCCAACAAACCACGCTTGTATAAACGGAATTAGTCAACAAATATTTGGTAAAGGATTAGGTGCAACAGATGCTTCACGAAAGCCAAATGAATATGCACAAATGGTTTCATTACTATCTAAAGATATGGTAAGAAAAGTTTGTTATGACTTTAAACTAATGGGACAAGCTGCAATTCAAATTGTATATTCCAAAAATAGATCTAAGATTGAACAATGTATTCATTTTCCTATTGAAACATTAAGGGCGGAAAAAGCCAATGAAGATGGTGATATTACTGGTTATTATTACTGGAACGATTGGCCAAGTATAAAACCATCTGATAAACCACTTAGAATACCAGCATTTGGTACTTCTAAAGAAAATATTGAAATATATTACATCAAACCTTATAAAGCTGGGTTTTACTACTATTCACCAGTATCTTATCAAGGCGGAATACAATATTGCGAACTTGAAGAAGAAATTAGCAATTATCATCTTAATAATATTATGCAAGGTTTAGCACCTGGAATGTTTATTTCGTTTAATAATGGCGTTCCGAATCAAGAAGAACGAGAATTAATCGAAGCAAGAATAGCACAAAAGTTTGCTGGAAGTTCTAATGCAGGAAAATTTATACTTGCATTTAACGACAACAAAGAACAAGAATCAACAATAACACCAATTCAATTAAGTGATGCACATCAACAATATGAATTTTTAAGTTCTGAATCACAAAACAAAATTCTTGTAAGTCATAATATAGTATCACCAATGTTATTGGGTATAAAAGATGCTTCTGGTTTTTCTTCTAATGCAGATGAAATTGAAACAGCTTCTTTGTTAATGGACAATACAGTTATAAGACCTTTTCAAGAACTTTTAATAGATGCCTTTGACCAAATACTTGCTTACAATGATATTGCCTTAAACCTATACTTTATTACGTTACAACCATTAGAATTTACTAAAGTAGATCCATCATTACAAAATAAAGAAGATATTGAAGAAGAAACTGGATATTCATTCAGTAAACAAGATTTAAAAACTATTGATGGCAAAATTGCCTATGAAACAATAGAAGAAGCAGAAAAAGAAGCTAAAGAAATGGGTTGTTCTGGACATCACCAGCACGAAGTTGAAGGTGTTACATATTATATGCCTTGTGAAAACCACACAGAACTTAAAGCACCTTGTTGGGATGGTTACGAGCAAATAGGTACTAAAATGAAAAATGGTAAAAAAGTTCCTAATTGTGTTCCTTTATCTGAAATTGAATTAAATAAAGAAAATGAATTACAAGAATTAACAAGTAAAATTAGTGAATTTGGACAAGATGAAGAAGATCTTTTGGAAAATTATGAATTAATTGATGTATCGGAAGTTGATTATGAAAATGATGATTCTTATGATTTAAAAATACAAGAACTAAACACACCAGAACCATCAACTTTAAGTAAAATAATAAACTTAGTAAGAACTGGTAAAGCATACCCAAAAAGGGGATCAGAACAAGATGGCGTAACTAAACAAACTGGTTTACAAAGATTTTTAGTAAGGTATCAATATGCACCATTAAAATTTGATAGTGATGGAAGAAAGTTTTGTAAAGCAATGGTCAGAGCAAAAAAGATATATCGTAAAGAAGATATAATTAAAATGGGCAAACAAGCTGTAAATCCAGGATTTGGAGTTAAAGGTGCAGCAACTTATTCTATATGGCTTTACAAAGGTGGTGCAAGATGCCAACACAAATGGTTTAGAAAAACATATATGTTGACTTTAGATGGTGATAAATCTTTAGTAACAACTGGTAAAGCAAAATCATTTGGATTTAAATTTCCAGTAAATGATAAACTTGTTCCAGTAGCACCAAAAAAATATGAAATATGAAGGTTACACAAAAGCTTATTGGGATAAAATGGGATTTGGTAAAAAGAAAAAAAAATAAATTATGGCAGAACCACTTTTTATAAACAGAACTGATTTAGTAAGAAATTCAATTATTGATGGAAATGTTGATACTAATAAATTTTTATATTTTATTAAATTATCGCAAACCATCCATATCCAGAACTATTTAGGAACTGAATTGTATGAAGAATTTGAAGGAATGATTACAGCAGGAACTTTAACACAAATTGCTAATCCTAATCATTATAGTTTAATGATAAATTATATCCAACCAATGTTAATATGGTATGCACAAGTTGATTATATTCCGTTTGCTGCCTATCAAATAAAAAATGGTGGTGTATATAAACACACATCAGAAAACAGCACAAGTGCTACAAAAGAAGAATTGGATTATTTAGTTGCTAAAGCAAGGGAATACGCAGATTATTATGCAAGAAGATTTATAGATTATATGAATTTTAATCAAAACCTTTTTCCAAAATATTATTCTAATAGCAATGATGATATTGATCCATCACAAGATGCAGTTTTTAATGGTTGGGTTTTATGAGATATAAACCAAAACAAAAATATGTTGAAAAATTAAAAATGTTTTTAAAAAAACAGAAAAATAAAAAATAACTATGGCTACTTTATTTAACACACAAATATCTGCTACTTATCCAGGACTTATAAAAACAACTGATAATTCAGCAATAACAGCAACACTAAAACAATTAACAGATGGATCTGGAAACAATACAGGTTTATTTTTAAATAATGCAGGTGATTTTAAAGTAACCGCAATTTTAGAATGGGGATCTTTAAAAGATACAGGAACAGGCGTTACTATAACGCAATGGGTAACTGCTGCTAACGGAATAGCAAACTTTAATAACGACACTACAGTTCCAACGAGTGCCGCTGTTAAAACGTATGTAGATGCAGTTGTAACAGCTTCTGACCTTGACTTCTTAGGTGATTCAAATACTGGAACACCAGCTGTAGATTTAGATTCACAAAATTTTAGTGTTTTAGGAACTACTAACGAAATCGTAACAAGTGGTGCAAATCAAACTTTAACTATTGGACTTCCAAATAGTGTAACAATAAGTGGAACTTATACTGGTGCAACCTTTGCAGGTGACCTTAGCGGAACTATAAATACAGCAACTACTGCAACTACACAATCAGCAGGTGATAATTCAACTAAGGTAGCAACAACAGCTTACGTTGATTCTTTAGATGCTGCAAGTGATTTAGATTTTAGTGGTGATAGTGGAACTGGTGATGTTACTTTAAATACACAAGTTTTAGCAATAACAGGAACAACAAACCAAATAGTAACCGCTGCTTCTGGACAAGGTTTAGGTTTAAGTTTACCATCTACTGTTCACAGAAATTTACAGGGTAATGTAACTGGTAATGTTACAGGTGATTTAACTGGAAATGTTACTGCAACATCTGTTTTAGCTAATGGTGTTACAGCAACAACACAAACATCAAGCGATAGTTCCACAAAAGTAGCGACAACTGCTTATGTAAAAGGTTTAAATAATGCAAGTGATTTAGATTTTACTACTGATTCTGGTAGTGGTGCAGTAGTTTTAAATACAGAAACACTTAGTGTACTTGGAACTACAAACCAAATTAATTCAGCAGGTAGTGGTCAAGCAATAACTTTAAGTTTACCTGCAACAGTACATAGAAACATACAAGGTAATGTAACTGGTGATTTAACAGGAAATGCAGATACAGCTACAGCTTGGGAAACAGCAAGAAATTTAAGTGTTACAGGTGAAGCAACTGGAACTTTATCAAATGTTAACGGAACACAAGCAGTTAGTGGTGCTGTAACTTTAGATAATAATTCTGTAACAGGAAAAGTATTAACTGGATTACCAACACCAGCTGCACTTACTGTGTTTCCTACTGATTCAATATTGGAAGGTATTGGTAAACTTCAATCACAAATAAATGGTATTGCAAATGGTTTACAATTTCAAGGATCTTGGGATGCAAATCAAAATTCACCAAATTTGCCTTCTGGTGGTGGTGAAGCAGATTCTGGAACAACCACAGCTACTTTAGCAAATAAACTTGTTGACACAACAGCAGGGCAAAACTTCTTATCAACTGTTACTGTTGGTGATAAAGTAATAAATCAAGTTGACAGACAAACAGCATTAGTTACTAACGTAGATAGTAATACTGTGCTTTCAATAGATGCTGATATAATGCTAAGTGGTGAAGCATACACAATAGACAATAGCCCATTTATAACACAAGGCCATTACTACGTTGTAAATGTTGGGGGTAATCATAATTTAAATGGAATTAATACTTGGTCTGTTGGTGATTGGGTAATTGCAGGTGCTACAAATGTTTGGGAAAAATTAGACCATACAGATGTTGAAGGTGTTGGAACACCAGGAAACATTGCCAAATGGTCTGCAACTGGTACAATAGCAGATTCTATTATAGCCGAAAGTGGTGCAGCTATTACAGTTACAGGGAGTTTAAGCACGACAACAAATTTAAACTCTGGAAGTAATTTTGCAGTTAATACAGATAAATTCACAGCTAATGCTACAACAGGTAATGTTGCTTTTCCTGGCGATTTAGCAATAAATACAAATAAGTTTACAGTAAATGCTACAAGTGGAAATACAGTAGTTGCAGGAACTGGAAGTTTTGGAGGAAATGTAGATATAAATGGAGGACTTACTGTATCTCCAAATACAGCAGGTAAAGATACATTTACCTTAACTACTAATGCTTCAAATGATGGTCGCCTTTTAATAAAATCAGACACAACTACAAAAGTTGATATTCAAGCAAACGGTGATAGTTATTTTAACGGAGGTGATTTTGGAATCGGAACGGATTCGCCTGATACTAAATTGCACGTAGAGGGTGATGGTGATAGGATTCAAATATCTAGTGTTGATTATGATTTAGTTAAAATGGGAGCTTTTGGAACAGTCGGTGCTGATATAGATAATGGATTTTTTAATCTATCAACAAATGGTTCTGAAAAAATAAGATTATTAGCAACTGGTGATTCATATTTTAATGGAGGAAACGTAGGAATAAATGCAAACGACCCAGTAAAAACTTTAGATGTTAGAGGTAGTTTAGCCATATCAAATAGTGCAAGTTCATATTGGTATATGGACAGAAATGACGCTACAGGTAATTTTGATTTAAATACAGATACTAATGTTACCCTTTTTAGTGTTAGCACATCAGGTTTAGGTTCTTTTGTTAATACTTCTATAGGAGATAAATTATTGTTAGCAGGAGATGATGCTGCAAGTGCAAGGGGTTTAATGTTTAATTGTTCTACAACTACAAATCAAGGAGATACTTGGGATATAGATGCTCAAAGTAGTACAGGAATTATTAAATTTAGTACTGGAAGTTCAGAAAAAATGCGTATAGATAGTTCTGGGGTTGTTAATATTGGAACTGCAACAGGAACACAGCCATCATATTTTCATAGTTACTTAAATGTACAAAATAACGCATCAACATCAGACCACGCATCTATAACAATAACCTCTGGTAGTGGTGGTTTTGCAGGATTGCATTTTGGTGATTCTGATAATGGTCGTATTGGTCAAATAGCTTATAACAATAGTAATAATTCTTTACTTCTTACAGCTAACAATAGCACAAGATTAACCATAGATAGTTCAGGACACGTAGGAATTGGAGTAACACCAAACGCACCTGCTGGAAATATACAATTAGATATAGGCGATACTGGGTGTGGAATGACATCAAGACAAAACAATGAACTTGTATTACAAGCAAATGCAAATTATGATACTTATGCAGAAACAGGTAAACCTGCAACAAGGCTTAATTTAACTAATAATGGAGAATTTCATTTTTTAAATGCACCTGCAGGAACTTCAGTAGGAGAAACAATTACTTTTACAGATAGAATGCGTATTGACCAATATGGTGGAGTAGGAATTGGTGTTGTTCCTGAAGGTAATTGGATAAATACCACTAATGTATTACAAATAGGTAAAGGAGCTGCGTTTTGGGGTACTAATAATTCTAATAATGCTTATATTTCAAACAATATGTTTGTCAACACTAATGGCAATAATCATTCGCTTTCTGCAGGTGGTGCTGCTCAATATAGACAATCAGATAATATTCATCTTTGGTACACATCAAATGTAGCAAGTGCAGGAAATGAAGTTATTACTTTAACAGAAAGAATGCGTATAACATCTGCTGGTAGGTCATTTTTTAATTACACAAATTCTACAATAGAAACTTATGGTAGTGGTGCATATGCTGGTACAGTTACTGTAAAAGCACTAAGTGGTACATCATTTGGTTTATCAATATTAAATGAATCTATTGGCGGCACATCGGAAGTTTCATTAAATTTTGTAAATGAGTTTGTAGCTAATCAATTTAATTATTTAGCAAGAATTATAGCTGTTCCAGAAAGTAATTGGGGTGGAACTGCTTCAACAAGAAATTCAAGTTTAAGTTTTCACACAAATAGTGCTGGTAGTGATGGTGAAAAAATGCGTATAACATCTGGGGGGAAAGTTTTAATTGGTAAAACAGTAGAAAGTTTTAGTACAGCAGGATGGTCTTTTGCAAGTGATGGCTCTAATGTTTTTGCTGATGGTGTAGCTGCATTAAGTATGAACAGAGGTGGTTCGGATGGTAATATAATACAATTCTACAAAAGCAACACTTTAGTAGGTAGTATACTTTTAAATGCTTCTTCAACATCTTATAACACATCATCAGATTATAGATTAAAAGAAGATTTACAAGATTTTGTAGGATTAGATATGGTTTCTAAAATACCTGTTTATGATTTTAAATGGAAAACAAATGAAAACAGAAGTTATGGTGTTATGGCTCACGAACTGCAAGAAGTTTTACCAGATGCAGTTTCAGGACAAAAAGATGCAAAAGAAATGCAAGGGGTTGATTATTCTAAAATAGTTCCTTTATTAGTTAAGTCAATACAAGAACTAAAAGCAGAAGTAGATTTATTAAAGCAAGAATGTAAATGTAAATAATTACTATATTTATAACTTAATCATAAAATAATAAAAATGTCAAAAATTAGTAAAGAAGAATTAAAGGATTTACAAGAATCAGAAGGTAAACTTAATGCAATTAAACACGATTTAGGATTACTACAAACCCAGCAACATTCGTTATCTCATATGTACGCTGAAGAAATTGCTAAACAAGAAGAATTTAAAAAGAAATTAGAAGAATCTTATGGCAAAATTAACATTGATCTAAAAGATGGATCATATGAAGAAATAAAAGAAGAAAATTAATGAGTTTTCAAGATATGAAATTGTATGCAATGAATTTGTCAGCGTTTACGCTTAGTTTTACAAATATTGATATGGTGTTGAAGATAATATTGCTTACAATAACTATTCTGTACACAGCTCACAAATGGTATTTAATGTATGAAAAAAATAAGTGAACATATATCGTATAAAGAAGCTACTTACTCGAATACTGCAAAACAATTAGGTTTAAGTAACAAACCAAAAAAAGAACATTTAGAAGCAATGGAATTAGTTGCAGAAAAAGTTTTTGAACCTTTGCGTAAATGGGTTGGTAAACCTATTAAAGTAAATAGTTTTTACAGATCTGAAGAATTAAATCAAAGAATTAATGGATCTTCAAAAACATCTGCACATTTATTAGGTCAAGCAATTGATATAACTAATATGGGTGGTAAAACCAATCAAGAAATGTTACACTATATAATTGAAAATTTAGATTTTGACCAAGTTATTTCTGAATATCCAATTGATGGTGAACCAAAATGGATTCACGTTTCTTATAAAAGTAAAAAAGACAATAGAAAACAAGCTTTAGAAATTAAACGTAAAGGTAAATATTACACTTATACAGGTTGTAAAAATTGTTAATGAAATACGAATTTGCAATAGTTGAAAAATTATCAACAGGAATTTTAATTGGTTTTAGTTTTTATCCAAAACTTAACGATAAGGATTTTAATGAATTAAACATCTATTGCATACTTTTTGTTTTACATTTTAAAATATACTAAATGCCAATACCTACAAAGAAAAAAGGGGAAAAACAATCTGACTTTATGTTAAGATGTGTACCACAATTAATGCAATATCATAAAAAATCACAAGCAATTGCAATGTGTTATAAAGCTTTTTCTGGTAGTATAGAATTAGAATCATATAATGACTATCCACAATCTGCGGTTAACAACGCTAAACGTGCTTTAAAATGGACAGAAAAAAATGGATGGGGTTCTTGTGGTGAAGCTACTGGGAAAAAACGTGCAAATATGATTGCATCAAGATCTAATTTAACAAGGGAAACAATAGCAAGAATGGCTTCATTTAAAAGACATCAACAACATAAAGATGTTCCTTATTCTGAAGGGTGTGGAAAATTAATGTGGGATTCTTGGGGTGGTACTTCTGGTGTTGAATGGGCAATAAATAAATTAAAACAAATAGACAAATGAAACAAGAAGTAGGTGTTGATATTGATGGCGATGGTAAACCAGATTTAAATTTGGATTTAAAAACATTAATATTAGTTGTTGGTGGTTTAATAAGTTTGACAATGACTTATTCAACATTAACAAAACAAATTGAACTCAATAAACAAGAAATTGAAGTTGCAAAAAAACTACCACCTATGCAATCTTTAGAAGTTATTAATCAACGTATAGAATTTTTAGAAGGTCAAATAGAAGCTAAGGATAAACGTCTTGATAAAATAGAAGATAAAATATATAAAAGATGAAAATATCAATGGCACAAATATTATTTCCATTAATAATGATATTGTTTTTTATATTATTAATGGGATGTGGTAATTATAATCCCCCTAAAATAGCTTCACATATAGTAGCTGTTACTTTACAAGGCGATACAATACTTGTTCCTATTGACAGAATAAGACCAAATATGTATCAATCTTACTATCCAGTTTATAGTAATTATTATAGACCATATTATGGCCAAAACAATTATCACTTTAGATATTCAGACAATAGGGGTTTTAAAACAATTAATAATGGCAAAAAAGATGATGTTAAAATAAATCCTAAACCAATAAACACAACACCAGACATAACATCAAGGCCAAGTTCTAATGTACTTTTAAAAACAAAAAAATGAAAAAGATATTAGCTAAAATATTTGGTGGTGCAGCAGGTGGTGTTGCAGAAAAAATAAGTAACATTATAGCAAAACATACTTTTTCTAAAGAAGATAAAGCCAGGTTTGAAAATGAAATGGCAAAAGTATTTTTAGAAGCTGAAAGTGAAATGCAAAAAAATGTAACGGAACGATGGAAAACTGATATGACAAGTGATAGTTGGTTAAGTAAAAATGTAAGGCCAATGGTTTTAATTTTTTTAGTTGTATCAACTGTTTTAATGGTTTTTATTGATGCTGGTGTTATATCATTTGATTTAAAAGATTCACATACAGATTTATTGCAAATGATTTTACTTACCTGTATTGGTGCTTATTTTGGTGGTCGTAGTTACGAAAAGATAAAAAGGTAAATATTTTTTACTATATTTAAAAAAATTAAACTTGCAGAACCTAATAAAGTTGGAAGCTGCTTGGATCAGGCAATAAAATTATTTTCTTTTTGTAGGTTTTTCTTTTCTTTTCTTTTTA